AACTGGTTTATCTTCAGATATTATTTCCTTTAATTCTGCAATCACTTGTTGTTGAGATTGTAAAAGTGCAACTTTAATCGTCATAATTTAATCCCACCTAGTAACTGTTAGTTCAATGGAGTTATCATCCATCTCCCATTCTTCTTCTATCACAAAACCCTGTTCCTTAACAGCATCATGAATTGTAAGTCTAGCATACTGTTGAGTAAGTTTTTCAAGAAATCTTTCTATTGGAATATCTTTTTTCCATGTCTGCCTATCAGCAACAAGTTCATACTCACCTGTTTTTTCATTCAACCTAAATCCAATATCAACTCCAATAGAAAATTCAACCTCAGTAGTAGGATGTTCTTCTGCATGAGATGGATTTGTTATAACAAGATCAACCACTGCCATTCCTAAATCAGCAGGATTATTAACTCTTTCACCTAATCTTTCAAGACACTCTATTATAATAGATTTATCTTTAAGTTTGGTCTTGATTGTGCTGAAGTGTGACATCCTTTTGTAATTGATTTTGATAGTATTCTGGTTTAGTTTCTACGTAAGTAACTTCACCAATTCGTTCTTCTATTAATTTAGTTAAATCTTGACAG